ATATGGTGTGTTCATGTATTTATAGCTGATTGGTTTTATTTGTAAACCCAAAACTGCTTTATCATTTGACATCATCTCCCAATCAATGCAATAAGTATGATCAATTTGATAGCTTGTTTTTCTAAAATTATACTCAGGAAAGTAAGGCATCAATTCATCAATGACCTCTTGCTCAGTAATTAAGCCATTCCAAGTTTGACCGATTGATCTGTAAAAAATATACCATTTGACATCTTCATCACTCATTCCAAAAGTGTAACATTTTTCTTTGATGATCTCAAAAACTTTAATCAATTTTGAGAATCCAAAATGCTTGTTGTAATAATTCTCCCACCCTTTTTGACTGATATCAATTTTATTATGTGAATAATCTGAAAATAATTTTTGACAAAATCCGATATGTTCAACCCCAAAAAATTGTCCGATGAAACTATCTTTGCTGAGTTTGCTGTAATGCTCTTTTGATATTGGAAGTTTATATTTTTGCATAAAAAAATAGGGGGCAAAAACCCCCTAAATCTAAAATGGTAAATCATCATCTTTTCTCCCTGCCAAATGATCTTCAACCTCGACTGCCTCGACCTGATCCTCCTTGTCAGCATTTTTTATTTGACCATCATTCCAAATGACTTTTCCATTGCCCAAATATGTTTTGTTGTTACCTGCATCTCTTTCCTCCTTTGATTGAGATATATATATCCCTGCATTATTTCCGAATCTTGTTTCATCATTAATGCTCATTGTTAAATTGATGTATGTACCTTTTTTACCTTGAATCAATTTATCTTTAGGTAAATCCTTGATGTTTAAACTGAAATTAATTAGTGCACTCATTTTTCTATTTTTTGAATTTTAGTTGTGTTATTTGATTTTTTAAAACTTTCGCTTTCATCCTCTCCGAAAACCCCAAGCTCGTAGAATCCTGTAATTTTTAGTACCGCTCTGCTCATCGCCCTTTTCTCAGCCATCTCAGCCACGTACCATGAATTAGTATTGCCATCTTTGAAGTTAGTACCTTTTAATGCACTTCCAAATGTTTGGATGACTATATCATTTAAACTTGCTTGTGCCTTTACTACTGCATAGTTCGGCTCGCATCTGATCACATCATAAACAATAGCAATCTGCT